TCTATGCCTAAGTATTTGTGCAGCAATGCTTCGAGTAGTGTCTATAGATACACACATGTTCACCATTTCAAAGGGTGACCAATGTTGGTGATCAATAAGGTACTTAATTAGTTTAGCACTGGTCTCAGTGTTTGATTGATTGCTTGGGTTAGATACCCTAGCCATGTAACTAATAAGGTCTTCAGCATCAGGAGTAATGTGTACCAGGGTGGCGGTATGCATACAGTAGAATAAGTAGTGACGGGATTCAGAAGGATGGGGAGAATCAGTACTCACTAGATTCACCCGTTAAAGGAGATGGAGTAGATGAATGATCTAAGAGGAGGAGTGTTTGTCTTTGGAACCTTCTCACTGATCATTAGTAAAGAGAGAAGTAGATGTGTCTTGATAAAGACATGTCTACTTCTCCTTTCGGGGAAACTGAATCCACCCTTTCAGTCCCCCCTTTAGGGGCATGATTGCGTGTTTGCAAGGGTTTTCAGCGACAGCTAGGGTGAGTTTTACGAACCCACTATACCCACGTAGGAACGGACTTTTTAACCTTACCTCTAGCTTGTCTTCGTTGGTCTAAACTGAACCCCATCACTAGGTGATTTGTAGCAGTCTGTGGGTCGTCCATAAACATTTCTAGGGTGTCATTCCACTCTTCTTGTCTACGCATCTTTACAGTTTCGTATGCACTAATAGACATAGCATCTGTAAAGTACTTAACCCCTTGTGCTAAACTATCAAGACGGTCATCATGTTTTACAGCACCTTTCTCCCGACACATCCGTGACATTTGATAGAATAGCATGTATAGGAGACGGTCTTCGGGTGCGGCTTCCTTATTCGAGTTGTAATCCCATTCCACCACAGAGCGATCAACAATAAGCCTGTGCTGGTTTAACACCGGCTCAAGGGTATCAATAATACGGTCTTCTTTTCTGACATTAGCTCGAATCTCTTCTACGTCTATTGCCTGTTTAGTTTGTTGGAGATGTTTTTTAAAAAGTTCAGACACCATACCATCACCAAAGTTAGTCTCAACGACTAGTTTAGTAACGTTGTACTTCTTACAACCCCTCAATATATCAAGTAGTGTTGTATCGGAGTAACCATCACGATATGCCCTCACTTCATGGACATAAAGGAACCCGTTACGTTGGGAGATGTAAGTAGCTGCTGTTTCATCAGTCCCTCGACCACTAGGGTCAACAGAGCAGATGGTTTCAGTGTATGGTCCCCACTCACCTTGTAAAGCCATTGGTGAGTAGAAGTAATCACCGGGTAAGCCTACGGTAGGGAGGTCTTTAAGTACGTTACGGGGATCACTACACCACACTACAGCATCAGGTGCCTGGGTGGGGTTAACAGAGGTGACAACAAGGTCACTAAACTTAAGTGGAAACTTCTCAGCGTCACTCAATGTAGTGTCAAGTTGGAACTGAAGCATGAAGTTACTACGACCCATAGCAGCTTCACGTTCCAACAGGTCATCACTTGTGAAGCGGTCAGGATCAGTAGGTATCCACTCCTCAGCACCCATCTCGATATCTTCTACGATCTGTGGTGCTAAAAGGTTCTCGTACTGACTAAGTTTATCTTTACGTGGGTAGCGGGATGGCCACACAAAAGGACGGTAGTTACGCTCAGCTAACTTACGGTAAATGGTAAAGGTAGTCTGGGGAGTACCAAGGTACATGATACGGGAGTCCTTCTTTGGTGTAAGGATAGACTCGGCTTCCGTACACAGTTGTAGGAGCTTCTCTCGCATCATCTCAGTCATACTATTACCAGGCACCTCAATGTCATCTAGAATCATTAGGTCTGCACGACTACCAGTAAGTTGTCCGGTAATACCAACCGACTTAACGGAGGGCGCTTGGTGTGGTGTACAGTTAACGTCAAAGCTAATACGACTCCACCGTGCATTATCATCCTTTGGTCTCAAATGTGATAGCCAAGGTGTCTCAATAATTAGCTTCTGCAGGAAGATAGACATGTTATCAGCACGCTCCTTAGAAGCGGAGATAATCATGATTTTCTTTTCAGCGTTATTAAAGAGGGTCCACAACACAAACGCACCTGTGATCCAGCTCTTACCGACTCCTCGGAATGCTTGGATCTGTAGTCGTTTAGGACCGTGTTGCAGGTAATCAGCAATGGCGTACTGTGCTCGGGTTGGTGATGGTAGATCTAACTGTCCCCACAGTGCTTGGAGGAATAACTTGAAGTCAGCTCTAAGAGCCCCTACAACATCGTTTGTTTTAGTCATATGGTAGAATGTACGTAAAGGCACCTAGAGGCCCCTTGTAGAGGCTTCTAGGCACCACTGGTGAGGGTTTAGCGTGCGTTAGTACGCACTAATCAGCAAGCTTAACTCGCGGTTGAAGATAGACGTTATGGATACGTTCAATTTGCCCAATACGTGAGTTATTAGCACGCAGTTGTTGTTGGGGATCTTTAGGGCGGATACGCATCTCTGGATCATACCCAACCTTTATCAAAGCTCCGACATTAAGAGCTGCATTCTTAGCTGGGTTAAAGCCGTGGGTAACTTGTGCCCTACCCATAGGGTTCTTACCATCTAAGTATTTAATCTTTAGGACTGATAGAAGTTCTTTAAGTTTTTCTTCCATAGTTATACACCCCTATTGCCGAAGATTTTATTGTAGGCACTTCCGATGGGTTTAAAAATAAAGTACTCTAATTCATTAGAAATAGTCTTACCTAGACGACGACCAATATCTGTTTGTGGATCAGGTTTTAATCCAGGTACAACAGTTGCAGCTTTTTTGGTTAATGTATCCAAGGCTGATCCGGTTTTACCTTGCATAAACAATCCGGTTCCTACTGCAGCTGGGATACCTACTTTAGCAGCACCAGCAACATACGGAGCAACTCGTGCTGCAGCTGCAGGAGCAACACGCCGAGCTAGGGGCGCAGCAACTTGCTTAAGTCCCGTTTCAGCAGCAGCACCCAAAGCTACATCTTTTGCCGCTGCCAGTGCCGCTTCCCCGTAGTTATTTTTTGCTAAAGATTGTGCAACTTCATCGTTTAAGAGTGTCATTGCAGTACCACCTGCCACACCCAAGGGATTTGCACGAACTGCATTTACTACATCCTTTGGATTAGGCATAAGATACATTCCAAATTGACTTGGATAACCTGTTTTATCTGCCAACATAGCCCTAGTTTTTTGGACTAAATCTTTATACTCTTTAGATCTAACAGGAGGCAATGGTTGCCCTTGATTTACGGTTGTTAAATACGGTTTAACGTCGGGAGTAGACTCCCTCATTGAGGTTAGTAGCTTATCTAATTCTTTTCTTTCTGGACCTTTTAATGGACCCAAACCACTACTACGCCTACCTTGACTTACATTTCTGTAGTGAGTTTCGTAAATATCCCTTGTTTTTAAATTTTCTGGATTTACTAAAGCTCTGTCATAAACATCACGTTTACCGATAGATAATTCCTTACGCTCCTTTAACCATTGACCAAATTTTTTCCTATCTTCTGGTGTAGCATTATTTATAGATTTTCCGGTAATGTTTTGAAAATCGGAAGCTTGTTGTTTTCTATACGCATATTCTACAGTACCAGGAGCAGTTGCCCTTAAAATGTCTTTGTATTGAGGCTTAATAGAAGTTTCAATTAAAGCATCTAATTGCTCATCAAATGACATATCTGGAGTTAATTTAGTTCTAAAATGAGCCCCTTTAGTATCACCCCAAACATGAGCAGCACTTTCTCCGGCATATTCATGCGTATAATCAAGTAATGCTACAATGTTACTAGGATCATTACCTAATTGATATGCTCTATCATTTAATGCTTCTATTAGTGCAAGCTGCGTATTAGTATCTAAATTTTCAATAGACCGCCAAATAGATGCAATCTGTACTTTGTGATGAACTCTTGTACCAGGATTAGCATCCTTTTTTGACACTTTACCAGTAAATGGATTAACTACGTCTGTTTTGGATCCAGGTTGAATTAGTAGCTGACCTTTGTTAGTCCGTTGACCGCCATCCCAACCACTATGGATTTTTCTAAATAAAGCAGGACCATCTAGCTTTAGTAATTCATCATAATCCCACGCCTGGGAAGCAGCAGGCGTCGTAATAAATTCTCCAAGCTTTCTAGATATATCTTTGATTCCAGCAATATTTTGCTCTTCCGGTAATAATTTAGAATACCTAGATATTACCTCTTTGAGTCTGTCTGTTAGAATTCGTTTTTGCTGTAATCTGTCAGCCATACTCAGCTCCCCACAACGTTAGAGCCGCCCTCTTTCTTACGCTTTTCGTTATCCATGTACCGTTGAGCAATCATCTCCTCACGTCCCGTAGGACGACGCTTAGGAGCTTCCTTAGGGGCTTTATCCTTTTTCTTCTGTTGAGCGTCCTTATATTTTTGAAGGTTAGCTTTAGAGATAGGAGCGTCTTGATACTTAGAACCATCAGGTTTGGTTTCAGTTGAATAACCACCTTGTTGGAAGTTTTTAGAAGTACCCCCAGCTTTCATGGCCGCAGCGCCGTACTTATTACCACCCTTTCGTGCTTCCTTTTTAGCTGTTTTAAGATCCTCTTTTGCTTTCTCCATTTCACGCTTTTCCATGCGCTTCTTAAAGTCCTCCATAAGAGGATTAGTGGTCTTGGAAGTACCACGTTCAGCTTCACGCTTTTTACGAGCTTCAGCTAGTTTTTTGTTTGCTTCTTCCCAAGCAGACTTCCTAGATTCCATGATTAATTAATGTGTGATAGAATAAATTGTTCCCGTGGCGTCACACCAAATGTTTTACGCATCCATTGGAGCCAGTTGCTACTCCCTTTATCCTGATTGCACTTCTGACAGGCTGGTACAAGGTTACTTGTGAGATCTTCTCCGCCCATAGACTTAGGACGAACGTGGTCAAGAGTAAGTTGATTAATGTCATAGTGTTCTCCGCAATATGCACAAGTGCAGTTGAAGTGTTCTTTGATGGCACGCCTCCAGAGGCGCTTAGCTTCAGGACTTGTCATCGTAATCAAGTTGTAAAGGTAGTGATCAGGAGAGGGTAGCAACGGGGTCATTATGCGTACTTCTTACCTCGTCGTGGCCTAGTACGGTTAACCTTAGGGGACTCAAGCCTCCCCTTATTAGGACCAGTGTGGGAAGCATCCTTCCCATCACCATTACCATATGTACCTAGCTTCCTATTTAGCTTATTAGCAGCAGTACGAATCTTAAGACCGTCAGTTGTCTTATTGTACTTAGCCTGTTGCTTAAGACGCTTAGCACGAGCTTTGGGGTTCTTTTTGTAGTATTCAGACGTACGACTTGCCATAGAGTCTCCGTTGTACAAGTTCAGGATCTACCTGAGGAAGCACATTAGCCAATTTATCAAGGGGATTACCTTCATAAGCAACCCCACTAATGTCATTTTTAGCGAGCCAATCACAAGCAGCTTTTAGCTCTTGAGCAGTAGCTTCACCGGATTTAATACGCTTGAGGAATTCACTGGTA